AGTTCCCATAAGTGGGTATCCATACAACACTTGGTTGTTCAGGTTGGTTCCGTTGTACACTCCACGAGAAACACCCGGAATGGCTTTTCGTATATCTTCAAAAACATCCTTAATGGTTCTACCCGGAGATGTCAATTGGCTCAAAAGGTTGTGATTAAGCTCGGTATAACTTGTACCCAATCGCAGCTGCGTAACCCTGTCTGTTCCGCTCTTACGTGTAGTAACCAAGGAAACTTGCCCAGCAAAAACTTGCTTAATACCTATTTGAGAGTAACCAACTGAGAAAACAGCAGCCGGATAATCTGTATCCAGAATCTTAAGCGATTCATCAGAAAGATTATAAATTTCAATAGCTGCTGAGTTCGTTTTATTCTTATTGTCTGACGACTTACTGATATCAAAGGTGACTTGCAAATTTTCGATAAGCAAACCGTTACCGTTTTTATAATCTCCGACAATCAGTTGGTACTTACGGTCTTTTTGCAAGTTCATCCTTACACTCCATCTTCATAGATATAATAGAAATTATAATACTTATCTATTTTATCTGGATATTCTTTATATGGTTGGTGGACAATATCGGCCTTCTCTTCCATCCAAAAGAACCCGGTTAGGTTTTCTATGGCATAGTCTTTTAGAATAGGGAACGTAGGAACTAAGGCTTGACCAAGAACAATAGGATTGCTTTCAGCATCATACAGGTTGAAAATGTATAAAGACATCCTCTCGTTGTATACAAACTCCAGTACGTAAGAAACTCCCTGAAGAGACATTGAGTATTCGTAGTAGGAATCAGAGAACAGCGGAAGATCAACATACTTTAAACTCATAGTTCCTCCGCCGCTGCTCTGAGTGGGTCAGTGTCGTCTGGTCCGTCAGGATCACCAACATCTTTTACTGTGCTGTCTTGCTTACCTTTAGAGGATTTACCAGCAGCCTTCCCTTGTAAGGAAGCTCGTATGTTTTGAGGAATCTCAGTTCTTTCTAAAGAGACAAACTCAACTTGCTCTAGCGTAAGCTCACAAAACAACCCCTCGCCTGTATTAACATCCTCACGAACAACAAAGGATGTTAGCACCAAATCTTCTACGATCTTCGCAATACCAAAGTCTGAGTATTCGTAAAGTCGAACTACTTGCACATAAGGATCAAGCTGGTTGGTGACAGGATTAAATCTCTTACCTGTAAGTAGATTCTGTAGGAGAGAATCAACATCCGCAGTCTTATAATCCCGCTCTGCTTGAAGAGTCACATCACCCCCATCAGCATCAGGAATAAACTGACCTATGCTGTTCGGAATAAACCTTTTGAGCTTGTTTACTAATCCAGAATCACCCACCGAAGCTTGCTGGATAACGGGGTCATAGTTAAAAGGAACAAGACCATCTGTATCAGATATAAGGAGGTTTTCTCCTGAAACATCAACACCACTAATAACCGCTGAGATATTGTAAACTGGGTTTTCTTTAATGAAGTGGTCAGTAATTCTTCCACCACCATCTACGGGGTGTTTAGTTACTTGACCACGAAAATTCCTAGTGTAGAGGCTGACAGCATCAAAATAAACGAAACCACCAGCCTCATTTGGTTCACTAAGACCCCACCGAAGTGCGAGTGTCATACTTACTCCTTCTGTGAGTATTCAAGCTTGGTTGAATTGAATAGGTCATTCAAATGACGATTAATCACTTGCCCAACTTCTTCGGGATTTGTTGCATCATAAATATTGAAAGTGGCAGTTACTGACCCACCAGAACCAAGAGGGAAGATTCCTGTTGGTTGAGGATATCCATCTTTTCGAGCCTGAGCAGCAGCCAGCCTACGTTGTGTAGTTTGTTCAGCTTGGTAGTCTATGGTTGTTTTATCAACATCGAAGCTAGGTATACGTGGCGCATTTGTAGAGCCTACACTTACCCTCGGATCAAGAGCTTCCAGTAAGCGCGTACCACCCTCCAACAGAGTGTTTGCTCCAGTCCTTCCGGGAGCGGTTACGGTGTTGATTACCCTCTTTCCTGCCTGAGAAGCCAGATCACTAGCGGAGCCATAATCCC